GATACTTAGTAATGTTAGTAATTGGCTAGCACCGAACCCATCTGCAACAATTCAAAGCTTAAGAAAAGATTTAGATAAGGCAGCAAAAGAAATAAGAAGCAAAAAAGATCCTTCTTCAATTAGCAAATTAGAAGCACAATTAAGCAAGATAGCTGCTATGGGAGATTTATCAAATTTAGTCCCATCTGAGGGATTAGTTTTTAAGTACGGTGGTAAAATATACAAATTTACAGGTTATTTTGCACCAATTAACCAGATCACAGGCTTAATGAAGTTTTCAAGGTAATTATGGGATACAGCAAAGAAATACAAAGACAAAATGCAGCATTAGGTGATATATTAGCTGGTCGTGAAACTGAAAAAAGAATAATGGTTGGTTATGAAGGTAAAAAAGACCCTAAAATCGGTGAAACACGACAAACAGAATTAACTGATATTATGAAAGATGTTCGTATGCCGTGGTTTTGCCCTGAATGTAAGAAAATAATGAAGAATCAGAGGCTAGATGGAAAAATGTGGCGGTTATATAAGCATTGTTTTGATTGCCAGATTCAAATTGAGCATAAAATGAGGGTTGAAAATACATTTGATGAATGGGAAAGAGGAAAATATCTCCAAAATAAGAAATCAATAATTGAAGAACAGCTAGAATCAATAGCTAGCTGGAGAGAACAAGGCGACGCATCATTTGTAGAACCTGTAAATATTGATACTGGGTTTGTTCATGTAGAAACATACAAAAAAGACCCTAAAATTGAAGAAATGGCAGATGAAGCATTAGAAGCATTAGGCATAACACTGTCTGAAATTAATGAACTAATAAGAGAACATGATGGCAACGCAAAACCAAATTAGGGCACAGATAAAAGAGGAGTATGTTAAGTGCGCTCTCGACCCTGTGTACTTCATGAAAGAGTATTGCTATATTCAGCATCCTGTAAGGGGTAAAATTAAGTTCGATTTATACGATTTTCAGGCTAAGACACTCACTGATTTTAAAAATCATGACTATAATGTGATATTAAAGGCCAGGCAGCTAGGATTATCAACACTATCAGCAGGATATTCACTGTGGCTAATGACTTTTCATCATGACAAGAATATTTTGGTTATTGCAACTAAGCAAGAAGTAGCAAAAAACTTAGTTACAAAAGTTAGGGTGATGCATAAGGCACTTCCCCCTTGGCTGAAACAGCAATGTGTTGAGGATAATAAGCTGTCACTTAGATACAACAATGGATCCCAAATAAAGGCAATATCATCTACTGGTGAGGCAGGTCGTTCTGAAGCATTGTCATTATTGATTATAGATGAAGCTGCATTTATTAAAAATATTGATGAAATATGGGCTGCAGCTCAACAAACACTGGCTACAGGTGGTAAGTGTATTGCTTTATCTACCCCAAATGGTATGGGAAACTGGTTTCATAAGACATGGTCAGATGCTGAGACAGGTGCCAATGGCTTTAATTTTATAAAATTGCACTGGACTGTTCATCCAAACAGAGGTCAAACGTGGAGAGACGAACAAAATTCATTATTAGGCCCTGATATGGCAGCACAAGAGTGTGACTGTGACTTTATAACATCAGGACAATCTGTGATCCCTGGCGCAATTTTAAAAGAGTATCAGGACAATTTTGTTAAAAAGCCAATTGAAAAACGATATGATAATGCAATGTGGATATGGTCACAACCTGTTCTGAACAAAAGGTACATACTTAGTGCTGACGTTGCTCGCGGAGATGGTGCAGATTATTCAGCTTTTCATATATTAGACCTAGAAACACTTGAACAAGTTGCAGAATACAAGTCAAAGGAAGGTACAACAAGGTTTGCTGGAATATTAATGTCAGTAGCAACAGAATATAATGATGCATTAATGGTTGTTGAGAATAATAATGTTGGCTGGGCAGTATTACAGATACTAATAGACAGAGATTACAGAAATTTATTCTGGATGAAGAAAGATTTGAGATATGTAGATGTTAATAGGCAGTATACGAACAAGTTTAAGAATGAAAATAAGCAAATGGTTCCAGGCTTTACAACATCACTAAAAAGTAGGCCCCTTATTATAGAAAAACTAGCTCACTTTATTAGAGAAAAAGAATTAAAAATAAATTCCATTAGATTGATAGAGGAATTATTTGTATTTATATTTAATAATGGGAAACCGGAAGCTTTAAGAGGCTATAATGATGATCTAGTTATGAGTATGGCTATCGGTCTTTGGATAAGAGAGACAGCATTGAGACTTCATGATGAAAATATGAGAATGACAAGAGAGACTATGCAAAAAATAGGCGGAAATGCTGGTGTATACACAGTTGAAGAAACAGAAGACTATGGCTGGAAAATGCACGTAGGCGATAAAAAAGAATCACTAACTTGGTTAATAGGTAAAGAGTAAAATGGCAAAACAAGATACATTTTTTGATAGAATTAGACGATTATTTTCTACTAGCGTTATTGTAAGAAACGTAGGTGGAAAAAAGTTAAAAATTGTAGATACAGATAAGATGCAAGTAGGGTCCAGGAAATTAATGGATCGTTACACTCGAATGTTTTCTACAACAGCAGGCTATGGTGGCTATATGGGGTATTCAGGAGAGTTAGCTAAAGCTCAAAGAATATCATTGTTTAGAGACTATGAAGCCATGGATGATGATTCAATTCTTTCTTCTGCATTAGATGTATATGCAGACGAATCAACAATGAAGTCAGAGTACGGGAATGTACTTGAAATTAAAAGTAATAATAATCAAATAAAAGATATTCTCCACAATCTTTTTTATGATATACTGAATATAGAATTTAATTTATGGCCGTGGATTAGAAATTTAGTAAAATATGGTGATCTTTATCTGCATTTAAATGTACAAGAAAAATGGGGAATTATTAATGTAGAGCCTCTGTCTCCGTATGATGTGTCTAGAATTGAAGGGTGGAATCCTGAAAATCCCCAAGAAGTAAAATTCATATTAGATACAACAGATCCAAGAAATGCAGCAGGAAATGCTCCAAGAACAGAATTTGAAAATTTTGAGATAGCACATTTTAGAATGTTGTCAGATTCAAACTATCTGCCATACGGCAAGTCAATGATAGAGGGCGCTAGAAAGACTTGGAAACAATTAAGCCTTATGGAAGATGCTATGTTAATCCATAGAATTATGAGAGCACCTGAAAAGAGGATATTTAAGATTGATATTGGAAATTTACCACCAAGTGAAGTAGACACATACATGAAAAGGATCATCGATAAGATGAAAAAGGCACCAGTTGTAGATGAAACAACAGGTGACTATAATTTACAGTATAATATGCAAAATCTTACTGAAGATTTCTATTTACCAGTACGCGGTGGTGATAGTGGAACAGCAATAGAATCTTTACCAGGACTAACTTATGAAGCAGTAGAAGATATTGAGTATTTAAGAAATAAACTTTTAGCAGCACTTAAAATTCCGAAAGCCTTCTTGGGTTATGAAGAACAAGTTGGATCTAAAGCTACATTGGCTGCTGAAGATGTTAGATTTGCTCGTACTATAGAACGAATTCAAAGAATTGTTGTTAGTGAGCTCACAAAAATAGCTGTAGCGCACCTCTACTCACAAGGCTTCACTGATTCTGGATTAGTAGACTTTGATTTAATACTAACAAATCCATCTACAATTTATGAGCATGAAAGGTTAGATTTGTGGGACAAGAAAAGTGCGCTAGCAGACAGTATGTCTCAAGCTGGATTAGTCTCTTCACAGTGGGTATACGATAATATCTTCTTATTTTCTGATGAAGAGGTTGCAAAGCTTGATCAAGAAGTAATAGCTGATAAGAAAGCAAATTTTAGACTTTCACAAATTGAAATGGAAGGTAATGATCCTGTACAATCAGGCCAAGCTATAGGAACGCCTTATGATATGGCAACTGCAATGGCTCCTGAAGGGACGCCAGGTAACATAGACCAGACAGGCGATGAAGGTGTACCTACTGGCGCAATGTTTGATGAGGAAGAAGACTATAAGTCAAGAAAAAAAGTAATGAAAAAGAAGTCTGCTAGAAGAGATGTTGAAGATAGAAGCCACTATGGTGGTGTCCGTGATGTACTTGGTAAACATGATTACGCAAATGTAAGAAAGCCTGACAAGTCTAATAAAATAAGGCATAAATATAGAAAAAGTCCATTAGCTTTGTCACACTTAGACAAAATGAAAACACACTATGCTGACAAAGAGAAAAGAATGATAACAGAGGTTGATAAGATTGAAGAGGAGTTTAATGATAAAAAGACTAAAACAAAAAAGAAATAAATTTATATTTATAGATGATAATTTAGCATAGGGTATAAATGAAACATTCTAAATATAGAAATACAG